GGTCTTGGTCGGGCCGTCCGGTGGGAACATCTCCTTGATAGCCCTGGCAGCAAAATCAATGCACGCCTCGGCCATCACGGGGTGGACGACCTTCGATGCGCCCTGGAAGTTGGCTCCCCCAGGCGCATCATTGCCCATACCGGTGCGCTTGATGCCCTCTTCGTACTGCTTGTCGCGCTGCTTGCGGGCCTCTTTGTCCTTCTCGACCAGTTCGATGTACCGCAGGGCCATCTTGTCGAGGTCGTACCCGCTGACGATGTCGCCATCAGCTAGGTTGGCGTAGAAGTCTTGATCCTCCATCGGTCCCTTGCTGTCCATGCGGACGATAGCCGAGCCGTCTGGAAGCTCCTCGATCTCTGCGTCGTCCATCGGCATGTCAACGACAACGCCCTGCTCGTCGTCTTGATCCTGAGGCTCGCCTCCAATGAAGCGGCCGAACTCGGGATCGATGGGGAATTCTGTAGCCATAGGTCAAACCTTTTCAACTGCGGACAGAGGGCTGACTTTGCCGCCCTTTTTCTTGCCGGTGTATTTTTTCATGGCCTCTTCATACATCATCAGTTCATCGATCATCTGCTGATCGTAAATTTGACGCGGGCCGACCATCTTCAAAGAACCAAACTCTTGCCCTGCCTGCTTGGGATTTGCCCGAACAGACATCAGGGTGTCCGGAAAAGTCATCTCATACGGCGTTGGGTATTTCAGGCCGCCGATAAATCTTCCTGGGATGTCGTGACTGTATGTCGGATGAGCGGACAAAGGCAACATTGATTTGGTCACATCGGGGGAAAGCTCGCCCATTGAATACCCCGTCACGCCGGTCTCCATGTTGCGTAATGGCGCCTCTGTAATTGCGTACCGGATATCCTGCCCGCTTGGCAGATTGAACTTCTCCGTCACCGTTGGCATTTGCATCAGCTTGTTGAAATGACGACGCAGATGCGGGTCCATTGAGAAGTGCAAGTAAGAGTCGATCTTGTCCTCAATTCCAGGGAACCCAGGCCGCGGGCCAGACTTGTCATCGCCAAAACGAATCAGCTTATTGAACTCTTCAATCTGGCTCTTGCTCATCTTGGACAGATCAATCGCCTGAAGATTGGCATCGGCAAAGTGCTGGGCGTAATTAATGGAGTCTGGCCCCATCATGATGTACTGCCCGACCACTGGTGCATCGTAGGCTTGCGATGCCTCCTTGGCCACGCGCTGCACGCCCCCTGCCGGGCCAATGCCAGAGGCCCAGAAGATGTCGTCATTGCGGCCCATTCCGTAAAGAGGGCCACCATGCTGCGGAGATGGAAGCTCAAGCTTGGTCTCACCAACCTTGACCAAGGATTTGCCGGTGACGGTTGGATCGCCAGGAATGCCGGTGACAACCGTGCCCTTTAACTCTTGCGGGCTGATGATCTTCTTTGGCGCCACCTTCTTGACATCAGTGAACTCAACGGGAAGATCCTTCTCGCGGGCAAACTGCTTTTGAGTTTTCTCGGCAACAGATGCAGTGCCCTTTGATCCACGGACAAACTCGCCAGTTACCTGCGGGGCAACGCGCCGAGCCACCTCTTCAATCTCTTCTTTAGATTTCGCTGGGGCTCGCAGCAACGCCTTGAGCTTGGCAATGCCACCGGCTTGCATCTTTACCTCTCCGCCTTCCTTCTTGCGCTCGAGGATGGTCAGCGCATCCTCTTCGCCAGGGAAAACGACGAAGTTGCTGGTGCCCTTGCCTGCATCCCGGCTGCTCGCATCAAGGTATCTGATGCCTGGGATGCCGTAGCCCCTCAGAGCCTCGCTGGTGCCGATCTGATAGTTCTCGGGGTCGAACAGTTCAGGTCGATAGCCCTCGTCGCGCATGACCATGCGATGCAGTTCCTTGCCGGTGATGCTGCTGTCGATGCTGCCGGACTCCTTGCGAACCTGATCGACGTACTTTTCCCAGTCAACGTTGTTGGAATAGTCAACCGGGTCACCTCCGGTCATATCTGCCCACTCATCGGCCTCTTGGCGCAGGCGCATATCGGCGACCTTTTCGGCTTCCCTCTGGCTCATGCCGACCTCGTAGTCTGTGCCCTTGAGGGCCTTGATCACCTCGGGCTGCTGGCTCAGGGGCTTGTCCCAATCCAGCATCCTGGCAATCTTCTCGTCGGGGAGGTCTACGGTGTAACGATATCCAGGATCGCTTGCTATGAGCTGGTTGTAAAGCGGGTCTTCCATCTCGGAAGCAGAACGTACTGGCCGATATTTTCCCTCTTCTGCAATCTCTGTGAGGATGGGCCTTTGATCTTTGGCAATTAATCCATTCTTTTTTGCGTAACGCAAGGCAGCAGCTACATTTGGGAATCGCCAGTCAGTAATTCCTTGGGTGGCGTCTCCGGTTCTACCAATTTGCTTTCCAACTTCGCTGGTTTTAGCAAGCCGCCATTTTCCATCTCCAGCAGGAGAAGGCTCAATGTACACGCCGCGATTTTCCATTACTCGGTTACGAGGGCTTGCCAAAGTTTTTGCATAGTCCTCCGCAACCCCAGGCGCTTCAGCCAAATACGATCCGTGCCCATACGCCTGCGCTCCCTCGCCCGTCCCAATCTTGGTCGAATCAAACTCGCCCAAAGGATTCTTGGCCGTCGGCGGAAACTTGTGCGGGGAGCCGTGGTAAACGGTTAGCGGGGAGACGTTTTGTCCTGCCGCCTGGAAGAAGTCCCTGCCAGCCCTCATAACGGCCTTGGGCACGGCCATAGCAGCCCTGGCACCAGACAGCGGCCCGGTGTACGCCCCGCCAGCCAACTGGCCAGCCCCGGTGAACAACTCACCTACCGGTGTCTGGCTTGCCCCGCGGAAGGGCAGGCGCTTCTCAATGTATTCGGAACCGAACGGCAACTCGTAGGATTCTTTGCCGGTGACACCGGAATAAATAGCACCGGGCAGGTTCAGTAAGTCTGCCGGCAAACCCAGGGAGCCGGACACCAGACCACGGGCGACCGCCACCGGGATGTTGGCCGATGCCTCGCGGTCTTGCTGCGACTCCGGCCGGCGGCCAGCACGGCGGTAGCGCGGGGGTACGAACTCATTGAGCGGGTCACCGCCAGCAGTGCGGAAGCGCGGATCAACCGGCTCGCCGCCCTTCTTCATGTGGACTTCGCCACCCTTGGCGTAGATGTCAGGAAAAATAATTTCAGGGCGCGGAACTTTAATTCCTGTCACAGGGCTATATTGTTCCGGCACGACCATGTTGCCGGTCATCTCAATCTCGCGCCTGAGTGCCTCAATGTAATCCTCTTGGCTCCTACGCGGAAGGGGTTCGCGCAGTTCTGCTCGAGGAAAAAGCTGCACAAGACTGGATGGCTCACCGCGTTCTGCTAATGCCCTGCTTCGGTGACGACCTTCATGCCCAGATATATAAGGCAGCAAAGGCCTCCCCTGCTCTTTTTTGTTTATCTCAAGGAAAGGGATATCGTGAAACTCGTCAACTCCAGCCAAATACTTGACGTAGTTGTCTGTGGACATTGTTTCCTTTTTGGGGCCAGAGCCGGGCCACGGTTTTTCTACCGGTGTTAAAGGGTGAGCAAACTTTTCAAAATCCCTTGGATTCATAGTCATCATTGCTGCGGCGTTGTCGCCAGTGAACGCACGCCTCAGTGCCTCCTCTCGGTACAAACGCTCAAGATTTTTAACCTCATCAGCCGCACGCTCAACCCGCCGAGCGCCGTAGTCGCCCTTGCTTTGACGCACCGCCTCTTTGACGTTGCTCAACTTGCTGGGAACTACTACCGTTGGGGCCTGGATGATTTTTGTCTCAGCGGCAGGCAGGGTCTCCTGCGTCCCCTTGAGCAGCTTGGCCAGCTTGTCCATAGCGCCAGACTGGGCCAGCTTGGCAATGCCGCCGGCCTGGAGATTGCGCTCCTTGGCCATTGATTTCAGTTTTGCAATCGCCCCGGTTTTAGCCATGCTCGGACCCCTTTACAGTGCCGACATCATAAACGTCGGGGCTTGTCAAGTCCACCCTCGAGGCCAGCCACTGATCAACCGCAGCGTGCGCCCACTTCGCCATGGACTCCGACCGCATGCCCGGATCAACCAGAAGCTCGAGCCGGTTCTGACACGCCGTTGACTTTGCGCAACTGACCGCGTTTGGCGTGATCGTCCAGGCCTTGTTCATATCTTTAGACTGCATACGGGTTAACCCTGCGCTGCCTGCCGGTGTCAGCGTAGTCCTCGTCGTCCCAGTCTTCCTGGGGCGGAGGGTCGATCTCGAGCCAGCCAGCATCCCGCAGATACCGCAGGGCCTGGGTGCAGGCGTCCACGAGGTCGTCGTGCGTGGTCTCGGGGAAGCTACAGATCTGGCTGACGAAGCCCTCGGCCCAGTCCTTGACGTAGCCCTTCCTGGCGTCCGACTCCGGTATCCAGACCCGGCCGCGGGAGATGATGTTCGAGACGATGTTCAGCCGCTGCATCTTGTCGGCCCGGCCTGGGTTGTAGGCGCGGACGGGCAGGTGCGCCCGCTGCAAGTCCTGGATCAGGCTGATGCCGGCGCTCTTGTCCTCGATCAGCAGCAGATCCACCCGCTTGCGATCCTTGCCCTCGCCGAAGATCGTCTCGTACTCCTCGATGACCTTGGGGCGCAGGTCGGGGTACTGCATGCGCTCCTGCCAGCAGTCGATCACCATCGCGGACATCGGGCCGTCCAGGGGCTTGAACACGCCGAACGTGATGCAGGCCGTCGGGTCGTTCTGCGCCTTCTCGGATGTGGCCACGTCGTAGGACTGGATGATGTACTCAAACTTGGGGAACTCACGCCCGGCAGGCCAGAGCCTGAACATGTCCCGGCTGACAATGCCGCCCTCCTCGGGGTCGATGATCTCGGCGTAGATCTCCTGGCGGCCCAGGGTCGTGCCCTCATATTGAAGGATCTGCTTCCTGAAGTTGTCCGACAGGTTCGCAAGGTTGGCGTAAGTCGAGGCGGTGGTCAGAACCACGTCGTCGCCCTCCCGGCCCACAAGTTCGACGATCAGATCCTTGGGCTTGGGCGTGGTGGTGCAGATGATCTTGGTGTGGGTGCCCAGGCGGACGCCGAACTGGATCTGATCCCAGGCTTCCTGGAGATAGTCCCAGGCGGCCAGTTCGTCGCAGTTGTGTACGACGATGCCGTTGGCGATGAACTCGTGCTCCCCCTCAACCGTCAGGTTGTACGTCACCGAGTTCGGCAAGCGTTCGACGCGGCGTACGGCCAGTTGCCTCAGTGCGATAGGTCCGGACCGTGGACTTGTTGTTGCACTGCTTGCAGCAATACCGCTGGAATCGCCTCTTGGCAAGGTATTCGCCTTCGCAGACAAGGCAGTTGCGCAACTCTGGCTCAAACCTATTGTCTCGCCAGCTTTCGAGGCACGAGCGGGAACAAAACTTTCTAACGATACCAGCAGATTTTGAGACGAAGTCGCTGCCGCACTGAATGCACTTTGCTTGCTTTGGGGTTCGTAATGACTCAAGCGTTCTGGCCGCTGCGGCTTTCTGTGCGTCTGAGTTTGCGCGTCCAGTTGCATGAAGGCGCTGATGCTCCTTGCGAGGCATTGCCTCAAGGTTTGAAGGGTCGTTGTTGCCCTTGTCCTCATCCTTGTGATGAACGACCCATCCTTTAGGGATTGAGCCGAAGTGCTGCTCGTAGATGACCCTGTGAGCGTAGCGTCCACCGATGTACTTGTAGCCCATACCTGATCGCCTTTCTTGATGTCGCCAGCGGGAACCCACTGATCTCCAACAAGTATGGGATGGTCTGTCGTAACTGTCAAGCTCGTTTCCCCACAATCTATACGCGCTAGGTCATTTGGATTGCCGGAGATGGTCGAATATAGAACCTTGCGCACGCCGTGCCGGGTCATGACCATGTCGCCAGCACGAACCTCCTCGATTGGCACCTCAAGGCCATTTGCCAGCATGATCAGCGTGCCGGGGGTGCAGCACCATGCACCATGAAATTGCGGCCCCCGGAACCGCTCAGGCTCGGACGCCGGGATGCCCTTGATCAGGCTTCCGTTGATCAGCTTCAGCTCATGGAGGGCCTTGTTGTAGTCGGCCACTAAGGCAGAGGGGATCACGGTCATCAAGCCGGAGTCGCCCTCAAAGCACGTCGACCGGACATCGCTCGAGGTAGGAGCCGCCACCAGCCAGCGGGTGCCTGGGTTCTCCCAAGCCCACCAGCCGATCTGCTCCGCGGCCGTCCGGGTCTTGCCAGCACCGCGGCCAGCGAGCATCAGCCAGATCGACCACCAGTCCCCATGAGGCAGCACCTGATGCTTGTGCTGCGCCTGGAACCACGACAGCCGCCATGCCCAGGCCAGCTTGAACTCCGGCCTAGCCGCCTTGAGACTCGCCTGGACCTCCGGGTCGGCGAGGATCTCGGCCACGTCAGTCATCAGCCTGCTTCTTCAACTCGACGTTGTTGAGCATCGCGGTCAGCAGGGCCTCGGCCTGCACCTCCGCCTCAATCTTGATGGGGCTGTCAGCATCCCCAGCCAGGGCCACCCGCTCCCCGTACTTCTTCGGCTTGAGCTTCATGGCCGTCCACTTCCGGGCGTCGATCCGGTTCTTCTGCCACTGAAGAAAGGCGTTGTCCAGCTTGTGGTCAATTATGTTGCCCTCCTTGTCCTTGACCTGGATCACCTCCGGCTGCTCGTCGGCGATGGCGATGATCTCGTCGGCCAGGGTGTCAGCCTGCTCTTCGCGTGCGCGGGTGTACTGGTCGGCAAAGTCTGGCTTCTTCAGCAACCACTCATAGATCGTAGCCCGCTCTGGCATCCCTTCCATCTTTACGATCTCCCTGAGACTCTCCCCTTCTGCTATCCGCAGGCAGATGAGGTTTGCCATCTGTTGGGTGAACATCGTTGGCCTGCCCAACTTCTTCTTTGCGGGCTCTTGGGCGTTTTCCGGGCTCGCGGCTACCTT